GGATAATTATTAGGTGTGCCTGGGGTTTGATAATTTCCAGTTTCACCATATGTACCACCCTCTATAATTGTAACTTCACCATCAAAAATTCCAGTAAAACCACCACCTCCACCAATAGCACCATAAGCACCACCACCATAACCACCAGTAGCACCTATATCTCCACTTGGATATTGGGGGGTACTGAATTGTGGGCCAACACCACCTTCACCTACAACATAATCCCAAGTAGCACCAGCGATTGATGGACTTGCTATTGTACCTTGTACACTACCACCAGAACCTCCAGAACCTTGACTATTGTTTCCAGCACCACCACCAACCATAGTTGCTTCTATTGAAGTTGTTAATGTGGGAAATGTTATACTACCTTGAGTTCCAAATGCACCATATGTTGCTTCTTGAGAAGTGTATGTAATTAATGGTGCGTGTTCTGGGTTTTCAAATGTAACTGCATCTACACCGAGATGCATTGCAACACCAGGCGTAGGTGATAAATTTTGATAAAAGTCTGATGCAGATTCATAAGCTGCGTTAGAGTTTTCACTAGTATCAATACCACCCTCACTATTAAATTCGTCTACAATACCATCAACAAGATTAAAAATAGTCAGTCCTTCATTGACCGCCATTTTGAATCCTAACACACCAACATTAAATGCATTATTACCTACTGCACTTAAATCAACAGCACCAAAACTTCCATCACCTTTTAAAAAATCTGATGAACTTCCAGGCAAACTAAATTTATTTAATGCGATTGCAGCTGATGGAGAGATATCAGTATCAACTATTGATGCGTTTGATATATCAGCAGATGAAACTGAATTAGGTTGAATCTGACTAGAACTAACTTTACCAGAGTCTTGAATCATCTCACTGTTTACTTTAGTATCAGACATTTTACCTACTTATTATTTTTTAACATTTTTTGTAGTTCTGTTGTAGAACCAACAAACAATGCGTTAGTTACATTCTTCGGCCCTTTGTCTGGTAATTCTTTCAACTTTTGCATCTTCAAATGTAAATCACCAAGTTTCTCTGTGACCTCTGCAACATTTTTTATTAGTTGTCCAGCAACTTCATATGTTCTTGGGTGTTCACTTTCCCTTGCAAGGTCTAATATACCTTCTATTGCATCTTGTCCTTTTTCAACTAATGAATAAAAATTTTGTCTTTGATATTCAAAATCATTACCTTCATTATTTGTTTTGACAACAGTTTTTGGTTTATCTTCAACCTTCATAATTTGTTCACCTATCAATGTTTCATCTAGAATATTATTTACTTTAGACATTATTCATTTACACCATAAACAATAAATTTTCCCTCATCTATTGTACCACTTGATGGATAAAATCTTATCCAATTCATTGCAGATGCTAATGAACTTGAAAAGTAATTTATAACACCATAATGATTATTATTGTTATTATAATGAATCCAATCAACTATATATTTTTTGTAATCATTAGTATCTGACCTACCAAAATTCACACAATCAATCTCAAAATAATTTCCTACATTTGCTTTAAAATTCCAACCCTCAAATTCATAATAATTTGATTTACTACTAGAACCTAAAGCGTGAGATGAAGAACCTAACTGTGAATAGTGAGAACCATAATAACCAGTAAATGATACAGTTGAACCATTATCTGGTGAATCTGCCATTCTTAAATCTGCTGTTGTTGAAAATGTAAGATTATGAACTACGATTTTAAATCTAGTATAACCAGTCATTATTGTATTATCAAATATTACTTCAGAAACACTGCCTGTAACATCTGTTTCTGTAATTTTAACATGAGTACCAGCAGAACCAAATGTAAAATCATTTCCAGCATCATTTACTTTAAGTGCAGTACCAGCAGAACCTAATGTGTTTATATTAAATAAATTTACTTTATCTAGAAAAGTTTCGTTAAATAATACTCTATCATCTGCATTTGTACTAGAATTATCCGTACCATTTAGTGTTAAAAAATCACCTTTGTTTGCACCAGCACCATCTGTTCCATCTAATATAATTGAATCGTTTTGCAGACCTAATCGTGTGTCTGCATCTATTTTTGCTTTTGATATACTATTACTTGCAATATCAACAGCCTGTATTGATGCATCTGCAATAGCTCTACTTGGTAATGTTCTTATCGGCACTTTATTCTCCTACTCTTATTTATTCATCACTACCAGTTTCTGGATTAAAGTCTTTTGCATCTTGGAAGAAAGATGTTGTTTCATTAAATCCAAAGTTATCATCAAAATCAGCAGATACTGGTTCTGGTGTGACACTATATCTTTGTTCTCTCTTAGGTGATTTGTCTGGTAAATCTGTAAACTGGTCAACTTGAACTGATTTGATAACAGACTGTGAAGTAACAGGCCCATACAAATAAAATTTTGCAGTAAAAGATAATGTATAGATAATTGCTCGTCTTGTTGTGAAATCACCTTCATAATTATCTTCGTAATCTATACCAGTCAATACAATAGGTACATCTCTTTTTTGTTTCATATCTAAATTATCATTGACTGTGATTGTATATTCTGGTTGAAAAAAAGGTAATATCTGTTCTATAATTTGTAGTGCATCATCACCACTTTTTGCCATAACAAATAACTGTAAATCAACATTATAAGGTACAGGCATATATTGTGTTTCTAATTTAGAAGAACCTTTTGCACTTGTTTTTCTAATCTTTGTAACACGATTTAATTTTCTAGTTGTATCGTAAGAAAGTGTTTGTATCTCAAATGCAATTCTAGGTAAAGTAATCGCAGTTGTTTTACTAATACTTGCATCTTCTCTAATTCTTGTAAGGAACTTCTGTTTAGGCCCATATGCTAATGGAACTTTCATAGATTGTGTAATATTACCAGAACTATTCTTTCTGATAATTTGAATATTATTAAAAATAGTACCAAATGATACTATGATTTTTCTAATCGTTTCGTGATAAAATTGTTGTCCTAACATTATGTTTCCTTCCCAGCGTCACCAAATGGATTTGATTCACTAAAGTCTAATATTGTATTATCTAAGTTTTCAAAATCTTCAATCTGAGATTTTTCATCAATAGTATCTACATTATATTCTTCATTAATTAGATAATGATTTTCTTCTTTCATTTCAGTTATTGTTGCAGTAAACCCATTGTTTCTACCAGTAATAACTTCATCTTTTGCAAATGTTCCAGTTATATATTCAAAGTGTAATGTGTTACTATTTATTAACTTAATATAAGCCTGTCCACCGTTTGCACCAGTGATAACTTCGTCTAATTCAAACGCACCAGTTTCATCTTTAACTGTAATGTAATAAGTATCAGCAGTTTCTAGTAATATAGAACTTGCACCAAACTGTGTTTCAGAAATTAAATTATCACCAGCATCAGAATCACTACCATCTGTTCTATCTAATAATAATAAATCATTATCTTCTAATGAAATTTCTTCTGTGTATGTTCCAGTTTGTTCTAATGTGAATTGATATGAAAGTGCATCTAAACTACTATCAGTTTCTATTTGGTCAATCGCACTTACACCAGTATCAAGACCCTCACTACCATATTCAAATAATCTACATTTTAATTTATAAACTGGATTGTTATCTAATTGAAAGAAAGGTTCATCGTGGTCAACAAAACTAATTTCAAACATTTTATTAATGATAGGATGAAAAACTAAATCACCCTCTAAAGGTCTATCTGCATCAGTAGATTCATCTTCATTTACAAGATATGCACTTTCACTTGTAGTTGTTTCATCTTCTAATAATACTGCACCAAAAGTTTCAGTAGTACCAGATTCTAAAACAACTTGTTTTGTTATGTCTTGAAATCTTTCTTTACTTACGACAAAGGTAACTTCGTCTTTGATATCTAATCCAAACTTTGATACTAATTCTTTCTCACCTTCAAGACCACCCTCTGCATTTTCTACATACATTTCTATAAGTTGTGATTCTGAAAAAGTTGATGATGTATCTTCACCAAATAAAGTATCTTCATTAACAAATGTTCTATTTACATAATAGACATCGTGTCCATGAATCTGGATAGCTTCCTTAACTAGATTTTTATATAGGTCTCTCTCGGCAGATATAGAAGTCTTATTACTGTCGTGAAAAAATTTATTGACTGCCATAACTTATCCTACCATATAATTTACTGGTAACTCAAATCCTAGTTTCATTTCTTCTTCTAATTTAGTGATTTCATCTAACGCTTGTTGATAGATTGTTTCACCGTTCATAGTAACTCCACCTAACATTTGAACACCGTTAAATTTTGATAGGTTAGCACCCCATTGTTTTTTAATTAATGCAGTTGCATATCTTTTTAAATACATATCATCAAACACATCTGTGTAAACTGTTGGGTCTAATTTTCTATAACATTCAATTAAAAGAAAGTCACCATTGTTGAAATCCTTTTCCATATCTGCGTGAATGTATAATCTGTTTTGATGTTCTTTAAAATCTATTGGATATTCACCAGTAAGAATGTGGTCTAGAAAATCTAGATGCCTCATTGTCATTTCATAGTGAATTATTGAAGTTGAACTGAAATCATATAAATCATTTAATCTTAATTGATAACGAACATCAAATAAATTTTGAGTTAATTTATCTGTTACTGGATAGACTTTTACAACTGATAATACACTATCTGGAATAGGTATATAATTCTCTTGTTGTAAAAAGTCTGCTGTAATTGAACTGTCAACTTTATCGGTTGCTGTAACTGCACTTTCATTACTTCTCATTCTTGCAATTTCAGCTGTAGTAAGTTGATGTTTTAGATATGCTCTTTCAATACCATCATAATGGTATTTTGAGAAATATTGTAAAGCTTCATCTACTCTATCATCTATTTGGTCATCAGATACATTGATATCAATGACACCTTTACCTAATGCTCTTAAACAATATTCTTTAAATGTTGACTTTGAAGTAGGTACTGCCATAACTAATCCTTTTATTATTATTTATAATAAAAAGAGATTATGTTCTTTTCTCTGCACCCTCCATAGTAAGAAAACCTTTTGCATCGTGTCCCTCTCTCTCTTCTTTATAAGTAGCATCTTTTTTATAACGAAAACTTAAATTACCAGAAACACTTACTCTTAACCCTTTTTTACCCTTTAATTCTGATAAATTAGGTTCTACTTCGTGTACAGCCCAAGATGGAAACATAATTAATCTGCCTGGAACTGGAGCCCAATATACTTCATTAAGTGTTTCTCTTAATCTAGGTTTTTTTGGGTTGTATGGTAATTGAACTGCGATTGCTTGTGCTCTAGGGTCAGAAAACCATATTTGTCCACATTTTTCTGGAGATTGTAAATAGTAAACAAAACTAAAGTGTGAGCCTGGGTGAGTATGATTACGATTATGAGCACCAAACTGAGAAACATTTGCCCACATATTATCAATGACTGGTTCTGTGTCTGGATTTAAATCCATTATTTCTTGTATTCTCAAACCTATTTTAAGTGCTTCTTTTCCTAAATCTTCATATTCTTCTCGCATATGCATATCTACTGCACTATGCCAACCTCTTGAGTTAGAACGAACTATTCCTTTGTTATCATCATCTCTCCATTTAAAAATATGTTTTAACCATTTCTTATTTCGTTCTTCATAGTTTAGAATATCTATAAAATGAAATA